GGTGTTCATTTCCGGAGCGTCGTCATTCACCTACCCGCTCGCCCTGGACCCCGGCGTGCTTACTGCGCCGGGGTCCGCCGCATACTTGATTAGCATGGCTGCTGGATACTTCTCCAGCACACTAACCTTCGCTAATGGGTCTTTCGTGGTGAATCCGTGAGATACTACGCCATAGTGATCACAGATAGCAGCGGCAATGCGCCCCCGAATTTCCCTGCCATTCAAGGCGCGGATGTCACAGGCGCCAACTTCTGCAGTTTCATCAACGGGCAGAGCGATCCGGGCGCGCTAAACATCGAACTGGACATTCCGCAGGCCGCTATGCACAACGCCATTGGCGGCACTTACGTCCGGGTATGGGGCATAAGCCTCCAGCAAATTTCTCAAGTGTCTAGTCTCAACCAAGCCAACAGCCCGTTCAATGTCAAGATTTACGGCGGCATGCGCGCGGGGTTGCCGCTCGCCAACCCGCAACAATCGGGGCTATTAATTCAAGGTTCGATCCTGAACGCTTTCGCGAATTGGATCGGCACCGAGATGACGCTAGACCTTACGATCGCGCCGCCGCTCGGGACGACCAGCGAGACCGGGTACAAGAACATTTCACATAACTGGCAGGCCAACACGCCACTGTCGCAGGCGCTACAACAGACTCTGACAACGGCGTTTCCGGGATTCACACCAAAGATTAACATCAGCCCCAATTTAGTGGTTCCTTACAACGACACAGGTTTCTACGAGACGCTAGAGCAATATGCAAATTACATCTTCCAGATTAGTCGCGACGTAGTTAAGACTTCGGGTTATTCCGGCGTGCGCATCTCCCAAAACGGGAGCAATATAAACGTGTCGGACGGCACCCAGGCGAGCAGCGGCAACAAGCAAATCAACTTCCAGGATTTGATCGGCCAGCCGACGTGGATTGGACTGAACACGATCTCTGTCAAGACGGTCATGCGAGCCGATTTGGATATCTCGGACGTCGTCGCCCTACCCAATTCGCTCGTAACGACTACGTCGGCATCCGCGCCGCAGTATCGCTCGCAGACTTCGTTCCGGGGAAAGTTCATGGTGCAGGAAATTCGTCACGTCGGCAATTTCCGCCAGCCGGACGCGGCCTCTTGGAACACTACATTCAATATGGCGACTGTGAGTAGCTGATGAGCAACGCCCAGAAGGTATGGATCGCGGCGTCGCTCGGACGCGCAGCCAACAAAAAGGCGCGCGACGTTAACCGCCAAAACAGCCAATCGTTGCCGTGTACCGTCACCGCCGTGGACGGGGCGATCGTCACGGTTAGTTTCGACATCCAGTCGAATTACACCTTAGCGAAACAACAAATCCCTGTCGCCACGTCCAAATACATCAGGGAGCCCATCCAAGTTGGTGATAAGGGGTGGGCGATCCCGGCGGGCTTCTATCTTGGCGGAGTGTCGGGCGAAGGCGGTGGGACGGCTGATGTTTACCCGAGGGGCAACCTGACGCCGCTAGTGTTTCAACCAATCAGCAATAAGAGCTTTCCGTCCGTCAATGGTAACATGCTCGTGCTGGGCGGGCCGCAGGGTGTCGTGTTGCAAAATACATCGGGTTCCGTGACGCTGACACTGAGCTCAACTGGCGTAGCGGTCGTCGGCAACATCACCGCCACGGGAACAATCACCGCGGGCCAAGGCGGGGCCGACCAAGTTGGGCTGCAGACGCACAACCACGTTCCGGGGCCAGCCCCGACGCCAGGCTCCTGATGCGCACCTATGGTCGCACGACAGATGAATTTGGCAATAAAACTTGGGTCGTCGTCACCACCGACGCGAACGGGTTCAACGATAACGTATACCTGACCACCCTTGCTCAAGTCCTCAAACTAAATCTGGGCGAGAGTCCGTTTTTTGGTAATTACGGCATTCCGGCGCACCCGTCCGTCGTGCAGCAGGTGTTCCCGGATTACTACGTCCAAATTACACAGCAACAGTTCGCGCAATACTTCGCCAGTTTGATCGTGTCGAAGGCATCGTCGCCGTCCCCTGTGTACAACATCAACGTCATAACGCACTACGGCGCCATTCCTGAAATACAGATACCGGTATGATGAATGACTGATTTACCGATCATCGTGACATTGGCGGGGCCGCAGCCGACGCCACCGGCCACCATCCGTCAGAACGTGGTCGATTCGGTGTCTGCGACGAACGCGGACTACACGGCTAATTTACCCGCGTCGATGGTGGAAGACGTCCTCAGCACCGAGGTAGCTTCCATCGCGCAATGCGACAGCGCGCTCGTGGAGACGATCAACTCCATCACCCCATTTGGCGCCAACGCGTTTCTACTCAACCAGTTGGGCGTCGGCGTTTATGGATTGACGCCTGGCGGCGTCACCAATACTAGCGTCGAGGTGCTGTTTACCGGAACGCCGGGTTTCGTCATCGCACAAGGGTTCGTGGTTTCCGACGGAACTTACCAATACGTTCTTTCGGACGGCGGAATCATAGGAGCCAGTGGAACCAGTTCGTTGCTTTCCGCGATAGCCAATGTCGCGGGGTCGTGGGCTGTTCCGTCTGGCACGGTGCAAAACTTAATCACGAGTGTTCCGTCCGCCGTCTCGTTGTCCGTTAATAATCCGTCTGCTGGATTACCCGGCGGCGCGGCGGAGACCGAAACCCAATTTAGAGCGCGGATGCTACAGGCGGGGCTTGCCTCCGCACCTAGTATGGCCAGCTTCCTCCGAACGCAATTACAAAACATTCCCGGCGTTCAAGCGCGCCTAGTATCCGTTCTTCAGATTCCGGGCAATGGTGGATGGGAAGTGGTGTGCGGCGGGGGCGATAACTACCAAGTGGCCTACGCGATCTTACTGGGCATGGGATTGGCGTTTGGGTCGCTCGTAGGCTCCGAGTTGCTGGTGTCTGGCATCACGAACGCCAGTCCCGGCGTCGTGACGACCACCCTCAACCACGGCTTCACTTCAGGCCAGATGATCAATATTTCCGGCGTCGTCGGCATGACGGCAGTGAACAACACGCCGCTCACGGTTACGGTCCTTACTCCGACCACATTTTCCATCGGCGTCAATACGACTACCTATCCAGCTTATTTGGGCGGTGGTCTCGTCACGCCCAATTTTCGCAACGTGTATGTGTCCGTGAATGATTATCCCGATACGTATGGCGTAGTCTACGTGAGCCCGCCCGCGCAGACCGTCACCATGACGGTGACTTGGAACACGCTATCGACGAATTACGTCAGTCCTGTTTCCATAGCGGCTAGCGCCGGTCCGGCAATCGTCAACTACGTAAACTCCATCGTGGTGGGACAGCCAATAAACGTGTTCGAGTTGAACACCGCATTCCAGGTGGCTGTGCAGGGATTGTTGCCACCGCAATTATTGACGCGACTAGTGTTCGCCATCGACATCAACGGCGTCGGCGTATCTCCGGAAGTCGGCACGGGAATAGTGGCAGGAGACCCGGAGAGTTATTTCCTGACCAACGTGTCGCTTATAACTATAAACCAGGGTTAACGGAATGCCGGGCGGTTCAACCCCAGCGCAAACTATTTATCCGAGCGCGGCTCACCAAATAGTGGTAGGTGGGCAACCGGTCGTCGCCATCTACGGAGGAGCTAGCGGAATCATACAGAATCCCGCATCGGCGTTGGACCAGGGGATAGCTGTTGCGGAGAGTTTGTACGTCAATGTCGTAGGCGCCGCTGGCGATGTCGCGGGTCCGACGACGTTCGTGCTTGCGCCAGGTGACGCCACGCTAATTCCTCCCGGGACTTTGATAAGTGTGTCGGTTAGCGCCGTCACCTCTGGACATAGATTTTCTTGTGTAGTGATCCAGCCCGCCACACAATACCCACCAACCACGCAGACCGGCACATTTCCGCCCGCCGCTCCTACCAGCATGGTGGCAGTGATCCCGTCCTACGTGTACCAAGAATACTCGGACGATGACGACGTGCAAGCGTTCTTCGCGGCGTACAACGGGGAGGCCCAGGCTTATATTTCCGGGTTCAACAATCTTAATTTGCCGATTTATACGGACGACGTAATTTCGGGAGCGTTGCTCGATTGGGTTGGCAACGGCATATACGGCGTCGCCAGACCATCCCTGTCGTCCGGGACCAGCAGAAAAATAGGCTTGTTGAATACATACGCGTTTAATACGCTAATCATGAACGCGTCTAAGAAGATCGTCACCAGTGGCGTCACCAATTCTTCCGACGACGTGTACAAGCGCGTCATCACATGGGGCTATTTTAAGGGCGACGGTAAGATCATTAACGTGCGCTGGCTCAAGCGCCGAATAGCCCGATTCTTATATGGGATTAAC